GCCAGTTTGGGATCTGTTTAACGTAAAATAGGGGAAACCATGAAAAAGTATATTTTTTGTGCTGTGGTCTTGTTGTGTTCCGGCTGTACCGGAATGGAGATCGGAGGTCGCTTAGGTCTTTACAGAGTAGACGAGCGTCAGGAATCAAGCCGTACCAACGTTGAGAACAAAGTGCCTCTCAAATGCTACTTTGTAGACTGTTACACGCAACCGACTAGCGAGCTGAAATAGGTGACACCATGATCGATCAAATCAAACAACTACTCTTCACACCCACGGGAATCATCGTTTCTTTGCTTCATGTGGCGTTCTTTGTGGGTGCTGTAACGTGCTGGATCGGGATCCAAACACAGATCCTTGGCAACGACCCAATCGAGCAGGTGCAATCGTTAGGAAAGCGACGATGAAGCCGGTTCAGGGTAGCCCTGCCGATCCAAGTTGGATCGGTGGGGTTGTTATAGTCGCTATGGCAGCCTGTACGGTGCGATTACCTGATGACCTATCCTACCACACCCTTCGCTTCTTTGGGCTCCATAGCGGCCATTCTAAGGCCGTTATAAGCCAGGAAGTGAACAGGGCCGCCGATGCTTACGGCTTAGATCGGAACGTGTATTACGCTGTGATACAGGTCGAGAGCGGTGGAAACGTGAGAGCTGAGAGTCATGTCGGTGCCCGTGGATTGTCTCAGGTTATGCCATTTAACGCCAAACGGTGTGGATGGCACCCAGATCGGCTGTGGGATGCGACCCACAACGTGCGGTGTGGTGCTCGCATACTGTCGGAGGAGTTAGAACGTACCGGCAACATCCGAGACGCTCTTACCGTGTACAACTGTGGCAAAATTAACTGCAAGGAGGGTAAAGAATACGCTAGAAAGGTACTTTCACTGTCTAAGAAATTAGGCTAGTAAGATGTAAGATGTAATTTATTGGAGACAAAATGAACGACAAACAACTAATAACACAGAACAACGTGGAAATGCTTCACACGTTGCGTAACACGGTCGCACCCGGCCTAACTGACAGCGAGTTCGCTCTATTTGCGGAGATCGTTAAGTCAACCGGCTTGAATCCTGTGACGAAAGAAGTGTGGGCAATCAAGGCAGGTGGGAGACTCCAACTGATGACAGGGATCAACGGATTCCTTCGTATCGCCAACTCTCACCCCATGTTTGACGGCATGGAGGTAGAGTTTGAGTGGGACAATAAACAGCTCATTTCAGCAACTGCCAAAGTATATCGCAAGGACAGGCGGTTTCCGGCTGTAGCTACGGCTTATATGAATGAATACGGCAAACAAAGTCCTATATGGAAAACGATGCCATCAGTTATGTTAAGTAAGTGTGCGAAAAGTCTGGCCATAAGAGAGGCTTTTGTGCAGGAACTTGGCGGCTTGTACACCCAGGAGGAGATGCCAGCCGAGTATGCACCACCACGAGCTACGACTATCCCGCAGGAGGCTTTGATCGTTTCGGAGAAAACCAACCGAGTGATTGGGGCCAAGGTTGAGCCAGTTGAGGACATCGTAGACGTAGAAACTGGGGAAATCTTAGTTGAAGAGGACGATTTGCCTGATTTTATGCAGGTTAAGTCAAAAGCTAAGAAATCGAAGGCTACGACGACCTACTACAACCTGGAAACGCTACAGGGTGACAAATTGGTCATCGCTGAAACGTATCTGGTTGCCAATAACGCCAAAAGGTTGACCGAAACACACTGGAAGTCACCCATCCGACTTGAGAAACTGACTAGCTGCATTGATGAGGCTTACAATGAGTAACGATATACCACCGGCTGATTACTGCCGACCACGCTTTGACAGTCCACGACCCGGCTACAAGCGACACACCATTTTCATTAACGTGGATCTGCTGTGGCGCTGTAAGTCAGTGTGCTCAAAAGACAAAATAAGCTTCACTACGTTGTTGGAGGAGGCTTTGCGTAACCGCATTAACTATCATGGGAAACTAAAATGATTAGCCAGATAACACAGGACGCAATCACGTTTAGTGAGTCGTTTCTACCACATCCAAACAGGACGCAGGACCTGAGTGACTACCAAGCTGCATACGAGGAGGGAGCACGGCAAGTGCTGCGCTACCTTCAACAGTTTGCTTGCCGAGTAAACGCTATAACACCGCCATTGGAGTCGAACAGCTTCCAAAACGGTCAGGTAGACGGCATCCTTTGGACCGTAGACCATATCAGCGCACTTTTTGGAATTGGATAATAAAAAAGCCGGTCAGGGGGAAACTCTGACCGGCCACGACAAAATCAATGGAGACAAACCTATGAACGTGTCTCCTTCATTGTAAATCATCACCCCAACAACGTCAAAGTCCAATTCTCATCAGGACTACATCGTTTAGCCTCGGTTCTCAGCGATGAATTGGCCACAAGTTGGCCGTAATCGCAGAAAAACCGCTTGTTTCGTCTGAGGCCGCCTGTAGTGGCCTCATAATCAACCAAGAACACGTTTCCGTCGGCATCCACAGCCTTGTATGTTCCCACCGAATTGCCCGTATGCGTCGAAATAGGAGCATACTCCGGCAGGATGCTGTAAAGCCGCTGGTGCAGGTCCGTGATAATGGGTTTATGCTTGTTTATCATGACGCTCCTTCAACCAAGCTTCAATGTCAGCAATTTTTACCCGGCGATGGGTTTTGAGTTTAAGATGTGGACACCCAGCTTTTAACCAACTGCGGATCGTCATATCAGAAACGCTAAAATAAGCCTTTGCTGCCGTTATCGTGACGTAATTGTTTTTTTCTTCATCTGTCATAAATTACCTTGCGGTTTCTGTACGGTTCTTGTAGATACTAAGTGCTTTTGTAGTCTTTATCAAGGGGATTTATGGGAAAACCAACTAGAACTTGGCGAAACAAAGGGATCGATATTGCCGCATGGCAAAACGACGAAGGAAGGGTCTCGTTTACAATGAGAAAGTCGTACCTGAACAAGCAGACCAACACATGGACTGACACAAAATACCTTTACCAAGACGATTTACGAGCCTTGGTTGAGCTATTGGAGCAAGCAATTGCCTGGAATAGTGGTAACGCCGCTGACCGAGAGGAGCATAAGTGGGCCGCCGTAGAATCTGGTTCACTAACCGAAGTTGTCGCAAAGACAGCTAAGGCCGTTAAGTTTGAAGATGATGACATTCCTTTCTAGAGGATTTTATGAAGCTCTACAGTTTAATTCGGGTCATTGACGGCAAGTGGGAGATCGTTCTCCACATTCGCCGTAATGATGATTGGAAGTTTCAGTATGAGCCAAGGCCGGAGCTGCGGCAGATTATTGACGAAAACTACCATGTCACGCCTGACGAGATGGCCAAGCTGTTATTGGATAACGTCATGCATTGCGAGGTGGTCGAGATACACAACATGTCAGGGCAAGGAATTGTAGTAAGGCGGTGCGATGATCAAGCCAGTGAGTGAACTATTTAAGGACCAGTTGTGGCGTAAGCTCGAAGCACAACACAAAGCGTCTGTAGAGCAGGGCAAGGTAAATCTTTTTACCGCAAATCAGGAAGCAGCCATCATACGGTGGAGTAGCGAGGTACTGACTCAGGAGCGAGTTAAAAAGGAAACAAAGAAGTGAACGCTGACATACCCCCACTCAAGGTGTGGATTAAACGGGAGTACCTTACAAAAGGTGAGGAGTCAGGCTTTGAGGAGGGGGTAGCGTTTGCGGTGCAGTCCATGAAAGGCAGAGCATTGCACTTCCACGTTCTGCTAAAATCGGGCGCTCATTTCCGTCATGTGCCGTTGCATTGGTTGTGTCATAATGTCCCTGTTGTAACCGAGGAGCGGCCACTTGAAGCGTTACAGTTGTGGGACTGTTTCAGTTATAAACCAGTAGTTACCGTATTTGACCTGCTTAGAAACTATCAATGCGAGGCAATACTCCGTGACAAAACTAAGTATAACGCCACTTATTATTGCACAGTTGATTGGCTGCCTGATTGTGATTCTCAGTCTGGTTGGTTGCTACATCCCGACCAAAATAAATGCGCCCATATACTTCTGTTGGAAAACGGACAAATCGGATGTTTGCCAACCAATCGAGTCCTCTTCAAAGACGGATTCTATATCGGAAACGTTCCAGACGCTGCCACCCGTAACTATAAAACCGTGGACGTTGTTTTCACCGCCGAAACCTGCGAGCGATGGTCAGTAGCAGACAAAGAGGAGACTTACTACTAATGGTAAACAGTAGAGCCAAGGGTGCCAGAGGCGAGCGAGAGCTTGCGAACAAACTCAAGGAGCATGGGTTTGAAGCTCGTAGAGGTCAGCAGTTTTGTGGCTCTAATGGCGATCCTGACGTAGTGTGCACCGAATTAAGCGATTACCACATCGAATGTAAAGTTGTGCAGGCCCTCAACATCGACAAGGCAATGGCTCAATCATTGAACGATTGTCACGATAAAACACCAATATGCGTACACCGGAAAAACCACAAGCCATGGCTAGTTACAATGTTTCTAGAGGACTGGTTAGCTCTAGTAAAAGCAAACCTTGGTCAGACGTTGAATCCGAACCAGGACCAAACGAAATAAACACTCCCGAAGCCATCATGTGGTTGGCCGTTATCGACAAAGCCATTACGGATTACGTTGCGCCAACACCAGACTTATCAGCAACGTATGCACAAGGTTTAGATTGGTTTTTTTACGAGCGAACGTCAGTCCCGTTCAACCTGGCTTACATTTGCGACATGCTGTTCGATGACTCATCCAAGGTGTCAGCGATTCGTGCAAGGGTCACACGATTAAAAAATAACCCAGAGGAGCTTAAACGCTTTGTTAAGAAACGATATAACCTACGAATCAACAGTAGGTTTTTTTAGCGCTTTTTCTTATCGATCAGACTCCAAACCTGACTAACGCCGTACAGTACGGCGCCACCGACTACAGGCTCCGCAGCTTGAACAAGGTTGTGAGCATCAGCCTCAGACACTCCAACTGTAAGCAAGCCACCAGCAGCCAGGGTTAGCAAGTGCCGAATAAGGGAAGCAAGAAATACCGGCATAAAATTCTCCGTGTTCTCATAAACGTGGCGCTACCGTATTTACAATCCCGACGCCGTGGATCAACAAAACCACCTCGAATGCAATTCATCCAAGGCTCCCAGTAATAGGCTAAATCACACTTAGCATATCGGTCCACCCATTTCTTTACGTCGATTGTACGGCCATCAGTGCCGTCCATATCCGCTATACACGGCTTAGACAGATTAGGACTTTCTCCGTGGGACTCACAAACGTATCCCTTGGCGCAGCGTTGCCGGTGAGGACTGTCAACAGGAACACACTGAGGCAAAGCAACAGATATCCGATGTAATAAAACTCTTCTGGCACTTTCATTTAGGTCACACTCCAAACAAGGACTGACGTAACATGTCAGGTTAGTAGAGCTGCTAAACATCACAGCCAGGTCATTTAACTGCTTATCGAAGTATCCCATCAGCTTTTTATCGTTACGAAGCACGGCACGACTGGCAGAGGCTATGGTATGCCCGTAGAACGCCTCATAACGCCCACAGCGACGATTTCTAAGGCAGGGGCCGTTAGAGAGATGGACTCGCACTACTTTCGGCCTAGAGTCAGTTATAAGCCTTTTAGGGCACTGGCACTCAGTTCCAAACGTATTGGTTAGCCAGGATAGTTTGAGCGTCTCATGGCCACGATACATCTTAACCGTTGCGTCACAGTTCCAATCCTTGTGACACATAGCCAGCAAACTTGGTGCTGCGCTTGCCGTAGGTAACTGAACAACCACCAACAGCATAAACACAACCGCAAGCAGCGGCTTCATTTTTCCAGCACCCTATCTAGCTTCTTATCCATGCGCTCAATCTGAGTTTGGATGTTGTTAAGTTCAGCCTTGAGGATCTGAACTTCCATTGTCACCTGATACTTGGATTGCTCAAGCTCATGAAGCGAGTTTTTAACCGCACGATAATCCATGCCAACGATGGAAATTACCACGCCGATGATCGCTTTCACAGCAAGGTCAAACCAATACTTGAGTTGTGTAAAATCTCCGTCCGTCAATGCACCCTCCCGCCGCCATAAGCATCTATAACTACTATTTCTGCTTCGGGAGTGTTCCCCATAAGTTCCATGAACTTTTGGAACGCCGATTTGCTTGCTAATATCGCTGATTCACTGCCAAGTTTGCCAAACTGCAAACCAACTAAGATACAACCATGCGTATCCTTATGCGTATTGCCAGCGTGAATCAAAATCTGGCTACGCTCTGGGACATCCATAATTTGGTAGGTTAAACCAAACTTAGGACTACGATGAAGTTTGAGTTTGTAACGACCGACTGGAATACAACTGATCAACTTCTCGTTGTATTTCCAAGAGTCTTCAAGCGTAACCAACTCAGGAGAGCCGTCGATACAGAGGACGCCCATTGTAGCGCCGTTATGCTCTGTAACTCTGACTAACCTAAGCTGCTTCATGCTTCCAACGCTGCTATACGGGCTTCGAGGGATTCTACTTTGGCGTTAAGTTCTTGGATGGCCTTGCAAAGGACGGAAGTTAGACGATCATAGCTAATAGCGTCTGGCTCTCCTTCTATGTTCTTTGCAACAACTTCAGGAACAACATTCACCATCTCTTCGGCGATAAATCCAACGTCGTGACGATCTGGCTCTGCCTTGTATGTAAATGCAACGGGCCGCATCGCAAGAACTTCAGCCAGTCCATACGAGCCATCCTCGATGTTATCTTTATAACGAGCTGATGAGGTATCGTATGTCCAGTCTCCCGTTGAGTTATTCCACTTCATGAAATGAGTGCCAACGCCGGACGTAATGTTCAGAATTCTATAAGCGAATCCGGAGCCGTTGTATATTAGTGGAACGCCAGAATAAGCGCCCCCTAAAATTGCAGAGGCATTGCCAATAGCAATAGTAGTTGCGCCAGCTACTTGACATGAAAAAGCTGAACCTGCCGCTGTTCCAGAGTTAGCACCGTTTACAACAATTAGTTTTTGCCCTGTGCCATCTCCGATTGTTAAAAAACTGATTGGAGCAGTTGTTCCGATACCGACACGATTGTTAGTTCGATCTACATATATTGGAGCACTTGCTATGTTAGTAATTTGAAACTGAGTACCATCGTAGACCATCTCTACAATGTCACCAGTCTTAAACTCGTTACCAACAAGCGCTGTTCCTTGACGCTGCAATGTTTTAGCACCAACGCCATTCACATTAATCGTAGCAGCGCCAGTGACAGTAGCATTTGCAATCCAACGGAAGGTTTGACCTGTAGCATAGGCAGTGATCGCAGGGGATAACGTGATGGTATAGGCAGTGCTAGTTCCTCCAGACGTTCCACCCCATAATGGAGAGCTGTCCTGCACCTGCGCCGTTTGTGCAGCATCCGTTCTAGCAGTAGCAGCACCGATATTGGTCAGCTTATTGCCGCCAAGGTTAAGGTTACCAGTAGCAGCGTTAGAACCATCCTTGTTAAGGCACTGATTGATACCAGTGGCAAAGTCATCGTCCTGTGTGTCATGGCGTCCAGCCTCAATGCCTATGCCTAGTGAAGCATCGCCTACCCAACCACCAGTTGCATTATTGCCCTTCGTATAGTTCCCGCCCGACCACATAATGTATCCTCCTAAATTAAACTCAAAACTTTATCGACGTATTCTCGTGTTTCTCTCGGAACCTTGACGTAAGCCTTTATATTGGCCCAGGTTGGACGTTTGCCCTCTGCCCTTACCTTAGCCATGGCTCGCTTAATGTTGTTCGGCCCCCAGTTGTACGCAGCCAGCGCAAGGCTCTCATCGCCAAACTCACTAAGCTGCTGTTGAAGGTAACGACTGCCACCCTCTACATTTTGCTTAGGGTCTTTAGCATCAACGCCAAGGTCACGAGCGGTTGCTGGCATAAGCTGCATAAGGCCACGAGCGCCCTTGCTGCTGACTGCATCCTGCTTACCGCCTGACTCAACCTTCATCACAGCCTTGACCAGTGACGCCGGTGCGTACTTCTCACCAGTGGGTATGCTGATGTCTTGTTTACCAACTTTAGCTTCAACTGGAGCGTTTAGAGTTTTCTCAAGCTCCATAATACGCTGCTCAAGCATCGTGTTCTCTGCATCTAAATCATTTGGTGTTGGAGATGTGCTTGTAGCGATTGTCGGCTCAACAGAGCTGCGCTTTACGTTAAACTTAATTTCTCTGGCTGCGCTTAAATCAATGTTAGCTGGAGGGATTGAACCAGGAATAAATGTTTTGTTGTCAATCAACATTCCAATATCGTTAGCTTTCAACAAAGCATCTAATTCGGCTTCGTCGATTGCTTTACCGCCAAGAAAAGCGTCGCTTCCTTGATTTTCTCGCAATGTGTTTCTAATTCTGTTTACAGCATCGGAAGCATCTTCATAGATAACTCCTTGCTTTGCGTCAGAGGCAATCGGCGCTGCTGTTGCAGTTTCCGCTCCAGGGAAAACTATTCGGTCTCCAGTTTGCTCTTGCGGCATTGCCGTAACTCCTCTTGCTGCAAGTTGTCGAACAATATCCGGCCATGATTGTTCCATCGCTTGTCCAGCTTTTCCACTGGCAGTTAAAGCTCGACCAAGCAAACTTTGTCCTGGTTTAGTTCCAGCTAATGCCAAACCACCAGCAAGGACAGTTCCTAATACGGGACTTCCGGTAAGATACGCTGCCCCAGGTAGACCAGCACCGCCCGTTGTATAAAGCAGCGCACGAGTTAAATCCTGCGGTGTCATTGGCTTTTCAGCCGCACGTTTAGCTCGCTCTATAACTGGTTCTACAACAAGCAGATCCCGCTTATCTTTATTAAGTTGCTTAACTTCGGGTGCGTATTCTTCAATCGTTTCTTTTACATCTGTATAAAACCGCCGCCAAAACGTAGGGTCAGTTTCAGGCGATTGCTTCCAGTTTTCGCCAATCGCTTTCTTTTGCTGATTAAGATAAACGAGTGAGCCTTGCCCTTGTTCTTTAAGGGCTTTCAGAAACTCATTAACTTTTTCTTTGTAATATTTAACTTCAGTAGCAGGAGCTTTAGTTTGAATCCACTCAAGTGTTTTATCCAAACGTGGAATAATTCCAGTTTTACGAGTCTTATCTACTTCCTGCAAAACGCCTTGAATTGCAGTTTCCGTAGACTCTTTAGCATCACGTAAATTTGAGTATAAAACATCAGGATTAGTAGACGTTCCTAAGGTTTTGTTTTCAATTAACTTGTCGGCAGAACTTTTTAATTGAGTTTCAAAATCTCCAGGTAACGATTCAATAATTTGATTTTTTGCAGCCTTAGTATAATCCGATTGTCTAATGCCTAACGCACTTCGCAACAACCCTTTCCCACCTTCTTCAAGTATTGGAGCAATAGATTTAGCTGCTGCTTTTAAACCTGACAATGACAATGGTGCTAATAATGCGCCCGTAATAGCCCCATAAGGACTACCAGTTGCATATTCCCCGGCTTCACTACCAGCGTACGAAGCCAATCCGAGCCCGGCGCTTTGTAGCGGTTTTGCTAATGAGGTTAAGGCTTCTGCTTTGCCACCAGGAACTGGAGCCATAAAGCTGAGAGCAGTTTCTAATCCGCTTAATCCTTGAGCTTCTCGCTGTTGAGCATAGAGGTTTTTAAGTGCGTTTACCTTGGATAGTTCTTCAGCGTAGTAATCCTGTGGCGCTGCGCCAGTAGCTAGCCCATATATGTCACGACCAATGGCGGGAACGGCAGCGATACCTTTGCTTAGTTGTCCAAACGTAAGAATGTCACCAAGGTTAATTAAACCGCCGGTTCCTGTAGCAAGAGCGTTTGTTATGGATCCGCCAACAGGCGCAGGTTGAGACGCTGATAGTGTAGCCTCAAGTTGCGCTATGCGTTGCTCCAATAATGCGTTCTCTTGCTCAATAGGATCCATTACTTTCTCTGTGTTGCTAACGCTTCAAGTTTTGCTAAACGTTCTTTTAACTCACGATTCTTTTTAGCTGCTTCAGATTCGCTACCTGGCGTTTCTATTTTTGCGCCTGTGCCAAACATCTTTGTAAGCTCCTCTGGCGAGCTGGTGGCAACCTCTACAGTACGTTGTGCTCGCTTGCTATTTAGATCGATAAGCGTATCCCAAGCGGCCACAATATCTGCTTTTGTAGCTGTTAAAGATTTGCCAGTAATTATATCAGCCGCCTTTTTTTCTTGGCCTGTAAGCGTAGCGCCAAAGTTAGCCTTTCGATAAAGCTGAATTACAGCTTCATTTGCTTGATTAAACCCTGTCTCGCCTAAATTAAATCCAGTAGTTAAAACGGTCTTTAACTTAACTGGGTCCATTTCCGCTATCCTATCTCGCTGTGCTTTAGCAGCGTCAGCAAATGTAGAAGCCTCAGTAATAGCTGTTTGAACGCCTGTAGGCAGTTGTTGTTTTGTACGAGCGGCAGTAGCACCGGCAACTGCTAGTGCTCTATCAAGTTCGGCTTGTGCTTTGCGATTAAAAAGTTTTGTCCCTTCAGGTCCAAGTTCAAATTCAGCAAGAGCCTTTTGCTTAGCAACTTCTTGTCCTATAGCAGTTTTCTGCAACAATTCTTGTTGCGCTAAAGCACGAGATAACGCACTAAGTCGTCCACCAACTCCAGAACCTACAGCTTCGCTTGGTAACGCTGCTAAGAAGTCTGTACGAGCTTCTGGCGTAGTCAAAGCCGCCATTTGATTAGCGTACTGCTGTGTTTGCAGTCCCATATCAAATGCTTCCTTCCGTGCCTGGTATCCAAGCAATGAAGCTACTAACGCACCGCCAAGGGTGACGCCAAGATTCTGCATCGGACTGGCGTATGGATTAACCAGACTGGGAAGTGCCTGAGCTACACCTTGAGCGCCAAGACCCCACCCAGTATCCAGTGGCGTATACTGTAATCCTGCTAATGCGTTAGTAAGTTCATCTGCCATAATTAGCTACCGCCCATTAAGCCTCGTGTAATTCCTGCTCCAACACCCTGTGCTGCTCCAGTGATGCCAGCATTTACGGTTGATTGGCTCCCACCTTGCTGTGGCCCATAACCTGCCATAATCCGAGCAGCTAAAGCCGCTTCGTCGGCGTTAGATCCACCACCGCCACCGCCTTTGGTCATTTGAGCAAGCCTCAAACGATTCTGCATTTCAAGCTGATTTTGTCGTGCTTGCCATTGACGTTGTTTTTCAGCTTCAGAGCCAGTGAACTGGAATCCTTGCTGTTGGCCATACAGGTCAAGGTAAGGACTAGCCATTTGGCTTGGCAACAATGCCGTGCCAGTGGCTTGTTGATAACCTTGCTGCTGGTAACCTTGAGCTGCTTGCCATGCTGCGTTTTGTGCGTCTTGTCGAGCTGTGTTTTGTTGATCTGCAAGCTGACGTGTCAATGCTTGATATGCTGGAGAGTTTGGATCTAACCCACGCTCTACGAGGCTTTGCTGTAGTTGTTCGTTCTGTCGTGCAAACTGCTCTTGATTCTTACGTTCAAACTGTCCGTAAATCGTATCGTATGCTCGTTGCATACCCTGCTCGAATTGAGGCTGATATTGTTGCTGGAACGTATTTGGATCAAAGTTACGAACGTCGTTAATACCTTCCTGTACCAAACCCTCTAGACCGCCCTGAATCTGTTGTTGCGGTGTGGGAGCTGCTGGTGCTGCTGGTGCTGCTGGTCCCTGAGTAGTAGGAGTAGAGGCTTTCGGCGCAAAGGGATTTTGCTTAGCTGGCACAAACGGCTTTGTTTGGTTAGCCAAACGCTTACCGTAGCCATCAACCTTGTAGCCTTCTTTGTCTACCCATTGACCATTAAACTGCCAGTTCCCCCGCTTAGAAAGTGGAGGAGTTTTAGGGTCTTTAGCCATTGCTGTTTTTGCTGGTGCCATAATTATACCTGTCCACCCATATCGTATCGAACCTCGAATCCTAGTATCTGCATAGTTGAGTTCTTTAGTGAACCGCCAAATCGTACAGCGGCACAATGGCCCTGACCCTTAGTGGCGTATCGGTCAAAGACGTATTCAACCTCTGCTGACCACGGACTGCCCCATGGACTACCCCAGGGAGTAAATGCGCCACTAGGCGTTGCCACTGCTGTTACTGTAGCCGCTCTCTTAAAGTCAGTATCCAAACCAATGTTTAAGGTTACCCCACGCTTCACCTTTAGGATTGGTCGAATGTCCTTGAACGCCTTGTAGTTTGACCGGCTACCATAGAAACTAAACGCTGACCGGCCACTATAGGCTATAGCTTGGCTCTCAGTCGCTGTTACAGCATCGGCCTGACCTGTCTCACCCTTCCACACAATACCCGTTGAGGATGCGTAATAGGGCTTCTGATTGAACAGGCAGCTACTGAAAGCGTGTTCATCATTGTAAAGCTGGAACTGGGTCCAACCCTTAGTATCAATGCTGTAAACTAAGAAACGGCATGAGCTACCAGTTGTGGGGATGCTGATATATACCCTGCGACCCTGCGGCCAGAAAAAGCCCGACCACTGATGGTCAAACGGAGAAACAGCAGCATATTGCGAGATAAGAGGATTTACCTTGTAGCTAACAATCTGAACGGCTGCCTCTGGGTCTGACATGAACAAGCCAGAAATAGGCACAATTCCTTGTTCCGTTATAACCCAAACGTCATTGTTAATTCGGACAAACGCCCTATGGCCAAGAGGTCTACCGATATAATATCGAGCTACCAATGCCCAGGATGTAGGGTCGCCAGCATAGGTACCGTTGTAGAAAACAATCTCGCCTTCACTGCTACATGCCCAGAAATAATCTTGGCTGGTCATGCTAGTATTGGTGCTAAAGCTGCCAATGCCTACAAGGTAGCCACCCTTAGTAAAGACGTATTGGAAGTCAAAGGATGTAAGAGCAGGAGTGCCAGCGGTTCCAGTTACCTGCAAACCGCCATACCAAACCTTAGCTGTGTTTTCTTCTACGAAATATAATCGTTCTTTATAAGCAGTAACGTTAATGAGATTAGCAGTTGTAACGCCGGTAAAGGTTACGTCAATAACGTTACCAGTCCCCGTATAAACCTTTGCGTTATCCACCCCGTTACACATGTAAAGGTTGTTGCCATAGGTTACCGTCTGAAACTCACCGTTTGTAACGGTCGTAGCGCCCTTGATTGATGTAGACACCCCAGCAGTCGTTATCTTGTAAATGTTGCTGCTGGTGGCCGCTATCAGCTGCGTAGTGGCATCTTTAAGCTGTAGTGATGTCAGGGTCACAATAGGCGTAGCAGCACCTATATCGGCAAACTGCTCGTAGCCAAGACGAACGGTTGGAGCGTTTGCACCTGGAAACACATTAACAAGTTCCAGAGCAAACGTTGGCTCCATGTTGTCTATTGGACTTACTAGGTCCAAGCCACCGTATGGAGGTGGCATTGTGAATCCCTGAAAGGCCATAATTAGCTTATTGAACCAAACCTATTTGGATTTTGCGCTTTCATTTGTTGTAACTGCTGAACGGTCATTTGCTGGCCCCCAGGTCCAATAGCTAAACCATTTGGGTCCATATTTTGCAGCTGCCCGTATTGCTGTCCTCTTTGCTGTAGCATCCCACTTACTGAACCAGGTTGCTGCGCTGCCTGTTGCTGTTGTCTAAACATTTCCTGCATTTGCTGCAAATTTGGCATCGGTGTCCCTGGAGGATATCTCAACATCAAATCTTGAACCTGACGTTGTTGTCCTTGCGGGAACGGATACATCTGGTTTTGCATAGGATATGGCTTAGGCCCAAAACCAGTGGTCATTGCAGGACCACCAAAAACTTGACTGTTAAAATCCTCATTTGGATAGAGGTTTTGTAAATCAGCCAACGAAGCATTAGGACCAAAGCCTGGTTCCATCGGCGACTTAGGAGGCATGTAATTATTCAAAACGTCATTGATGCGCCCCGTAGCCTGATTAACAAGGTCTCTTTCTTGTGGAGACATTGGCTGTTGCGGTTGTTGCTGATTCGGTCTCGGTGCTGGACGGTCTCCTTGCATAGCACGATTAGCAGCGTTTAGTGCCCTCTCCTGTAGTGACTGTGTTCTTTGACCAGGCAATGCTTGTCCCTTAGAGCCTACAAGCTGACCAGCGCTGTTACGATAAACGCCAGGAGACAATCGCTTTGATGGCAATGGCTTTGCTCCATCCATTAATTTCTTTCCAATGCCTGGGTCCATTGGTTGAAACTTACCACGGCGATTAAGTCTGTCTTTTTCAGACTGTGGTAAGGCAATGCTGACATTACCCGGCTCTTTTCCCATTGCTGTTTTTCGTGCCATAAAACCCTACTTTTTCTTCGTGTTAAGTTCTAAACGTTCTCTAATCGACATGCTTTTTCCCTTACCTTCAGGCGTAGAAACTTGCGGTGTTTTAGCTATTGGCGCAACCTGACGACCTTTTGGCATCTCAGGCAGAGCAACTCCAGCTTGTTTTGCAAAAGTTGACTTACCAAGCATGGCGTTAATGTTAGCAATTACATCCTCTTGGCTTTTGGCGTTTGAGGTGGCTGCGTTTACAAGCATACCAGTATACTGCTCAATATTAAGTTTCCCGTTAGCGTCCTTATAAATGTTTTGTATCATTGGATTAATTTGCTTTACTGCAAACTCAGCCAATGGATTAGAAAAATCTACGTCCCAAGCGTTTCGAGTCTTTTTCTTATCAATGTTTTCGCCAACGTTTTGATATTTGGTTTTGCCATCTAATCCAATGTTGAACTGGGAGCCGTCTGCAAGCGTGACATTGTAATCATCATCGGCAACGCCAGTTTCTTTTAAGAGTCCTCGGAAATCATCACGGAGAAGCTGAGCGTCGGACTTACCAGTGGTCATCATTTTACCAATGGATCGTTTGCCCATAAGTCGTAATGCAAGATTAGGAAGTCCTCCCAAACCTCCTGTACCAACCATAAATCCAGTATTGATATAATCCTCTCTGGTACCTCGGCCACGAAGTATGTCCTTCATACCACCCTCCCAAAGTTGATTAAGACCAACTGCTCCAAGAGCTGCGATGCCGCCGATAGCACCCGCACTCATTCCACCAGCGCCAGCCGTTCCCGCCCCAGCTCCGGCTGCGCTCGCACCTGCGGTACCTGCACCAGCGGCTCCTGCGCCAGCAGCACCTGCTCCAGCACCAGCAGCTCCGGCTGCACCAGCAGCGCCAGTTCCAACTATTTTAGCCCCAAGGAGAGTAGGAGCTGCGGGAGCAGCGCCACTACTAAATAATCCAGTTATTGCTGGAATACCTTTAGTTGCTAACAACGCACCACCTACAGCGCCGCCTGTCTGTGCAAGCGATTGCTTCATTTGCTCGTTTGCTAAATCTTTTTGTTGCTCCTCTGGACTCTTAGGCGCACCAAAACGCTCTTGTACCTGCTGTACAGCTTGCAACGGAGACAAACCCTGCGTTTTAAGCCACAGGTAATAAGTCTGAGGGTCTTTCTGTGCTAACGGGGGTTCTTGTCCTGCCATACTAAATCCATGTTCCAAACACTGCTACACCGTCACGAGCAAACAAATTAGGCCGTGTAGTGCCACCAGCAAATATCACTTTGCCAACTTGGTCACGACTAAATTCTTCATGAAGCTGAATATCAAAACGTGGCTTAACACCTTCCAGTCCGTGAATCTCAGCAAACCGCTCTAAGATTCCCTGCTCAAGCAGCTTCTCGTTGAATATGCTTACGTCAGTGTCAGCAAGGAAAGTATTATAAGCACCGTTGTAATAGGTCCAAGTAACGCCACCATCCGATACAGAACCAGTAGTATGTGTAGGAATTGTAGCACCTGTCGTCCCTCCTGCTGTCGTCTGGTAGTAGTTCCCGTTGTTAAAGCAGTAGGAGCCAGCAGCAAATGATGTCGCTGTTACCCACTGACGAGGACGCACACTTCTGTCAGCGATATACTCAAAAACAATAATATCCCCGTTGTAATTAGCGCCTGGGGTTGGACTAATGAGAAGCTGGTTATTGCTAATTCCCCGAATTTGGAATCGCTGATAAATGGTAGGGTTAAGCTGGAAACCTCTTATATCGGCGTAATCCTGTTCGCTCATTGGACCTAAAAGTCTCCAACGAGTCGATGAATTCCAAAAGGTTTCGTACTGGTACCATGAAAAGGCCGCTGGTAACTCATACGTTGCCGTATTAGCTACCAGCGTGATTGACCCTGAAGCGTAACATTTAGGCCAAGGGTAAGCCTCAAAGATGTCACGGTTAATACGTTGCGCAATCGCTAAGAGCTGCTTTGTAGTCGTCTCATTAGACGTAAGGATGTTGGATTCAACCGTGTATCCAGCCTCATTTGCAACGTTCGTAATAACCGTGGCTATCGTCATACTTTCCTTGGTCTACCTCGTCGTGGAGTTTCCTCCTGAGCCTCAATAATGCCTTCTTCTAGGGCTTCATCTGGAACAGATTGGATCACCCCCTTTCTATCGGCACGAAGGTCAATTCCCTCGTTGGCTTCTACACGTTGCATGAAAAGCTCAAGTTTATGCTCAAGCTGCTCACGACGAGTTGTTTCCCGATCCAAGAGCTGTCGTAACTTCACGACCTCGTTCTGGTCGGAATTCGCTGCGTCTATCCAATCTTGTGCTAATTTGCAGAACTTAGACAAGGGCCCAAGTTTGCGTTTAATCTCATCGTTTGCCGCAGCCAACTGCTCGACCGTTTTAAAGCCAAGGTACTGAAGCTCACGCATGGCAGAACCAGACATCATTGGCCATTCAGCCAACGGAGTTCCTTCGACTACAGGCTCGCTACCAGCCTTAAAACGAGCGTACAGCTCAGGGTAGTCGTGAATATCCTGCGGCTCAATCCGTCGAACTGTCTCATCCATGCCAGGCCATTGAATTGAGATGGATGGAATCTCGTCAAAGATTGGACGACCCTCCTTCAATGACTTTTCACGGTTCTCGTTGTAAGCAAAAAAGAACTTGATATTAGCGCCAGAGTACCGCTTCTTAGGCTGCGAGTTCCCCGACATGATCGACTGCCAGTCTATCTGTGCCATATAATCTCCGTAGTATTACGCAAAAGTGCGTAAATACTATATAGCACTAGCCTTCAACAACGACCACTGTGTTAATCGTAGCGCCACTGGTCTGATAGGCTGTGATGGCTCCTTGAGGAACAAAGCCATTTGTAAACATTAGTCGGTTACCGTTGTCGTTGTTTGTAAGGTTAAGGCAGATGTTTGTTGAGGTTGGAGCAATGCCGGTTAAGGTTTGTCCAGCCAGTCCAATGCCAACATGAGCAGCGGAAGCGTTTTGGATCAATAAAAACTTACGAAACGGGTTAGCGGCCAAAATGGTTGTGCTGGTTGCTGTTGGAATACTGGGGGTAGTAGTTACTGCGTTTCCAGAATATGCGGTCATAAATCACCTAAAAATAGGGGGGACTTTCACCCCCCGTGAATTACAGCGCCTTAGTGAATTTAAGGTAGAAGTAAGAAGTTCCGTTAGATACAACTACAAAGCAGTTAGTATCAGCATCGGCATCCTTAACTACGCCTACAAATCCACTTCCTACAGTAGCTGGAGCACCGAACGAAGTCGTAAGCTCTGCTGCTGTTGGAGTTGTGTCATTGACGTTGTTGATTGCTTGCTTAGTACGAACACCAGCGGCGGTAGCATTAACAACGGAGGTATTAACTCCATCGGTAACTGCTGCTGCAAGTTCCGCTGGCAAACCAAGTCCCATAAGGGTCGTTGTGCTGGCCATATATTCTCCCTAAAAAGGGGGGCTTTTACACCCCCCTATCGGTTAGTTCACCTTGAGGTAGCCAGTTGATTTAAGCTCAACGGTTCCAGCTCCAGTAAGCGTAGTAAGTCCTACTACGTTCTGAATCTTGGTTGTTGAAGCATCATCAGCTACACCAGCAGTTGCCGTAGTATTAAGGTTAGCGTCTGCGGCATACGATGCAGCAGCCTTACCCTTAATTCCAGAACCAACTCCACCTCCACCGATTCCACCTACCCATACCCAAAGGTATTCATTGTCAGCGGCAGCCACTTGAGCTACTCCAACTTGAAGGTTGTTAGAACCAGCATTTGTGGTTGTAAGTTCAATAGCTTGTCCATCGTCAGAAATTTTGACGAAAGCATACTGAGCAACAGCACCATCGGCCTGAACGAACATAAACTCACCTTCTGGCGCAGCACCAACGGTACCTACTTTTGCCGGAAGAGGAATAGTTACTCCATCCCAGGTTTTCTTTGCATTAACTCCGAATGATCCAACTTTTGACATATTCTGTTTCTCCTATTCTTTAAGCGTAAATTACAGCCTGAAGTGCAGGAGCGGAGCAGCAGAGGTTTCCTTCAACGATAATAACCGTGAAGAAAGCATCCTGGTCAACCGGACGAGCCATTTCTGGAGCGAGCGGCTTAAAGTCTGCGCCACGAACCATGTCGAATGTCCAATACTTAGTATTGAGAAGTCGGCATGAGTTAGTCTCAAGCACTGAAGAACCAAATCCACCGTCGAATACGAAATCGCATCCGTCGTAGCTAAGAACACGGAATCCAGCTACAGCCTTCTTTGCAGGAAGCTGAATACGCTGAATTGCTGTGAGCGAGCTGTGGAGGTACTTCCAAGCAGTACGATCCATGAGTCCAAGGTCAGGCTGCTCGTCACCTCGTGTTACCTGCGAGATAGCGTCAGTAATTTGCTCCTGAACGTTGGAAGCTGAAAGCGTAACGTTGATTGCAAGGTTACGAGCCCAAAGGTTGGCGCTACGGTCAATAGTTCCGTAGGTGCCGGACGATGGGGATGTCGAAACTGCTTTCTTGATACCGTCGAACTCAAGTCCACCGGAACCAGTTCCATCGCCACGAAGCGAGGTTGATACGGTGTTTTTAAGACGGCTGATTGCAGCCTTCATCTTCATTTCAGCGAGGTCAATAAGTTGAGCCTCATCACGGTTAGCACGACGCTCACGGCCAGCAATAGCTACAGGCTCATAAACCTGCTTAATTGCAAAACGGAAAGCGGTTGCATCGTCGATTGCTGAAAGGTCGAACGAGTCAAAGCCGGAGTAGAATCCACCTACAGCCGCATCATTGTACATGATTGGCTTACGGAGTTCATATCCACCGGAAAATTTACGAATAAGACCCTGCTCATCAAGAGAAGCCAAAAGCGGGTTGTGGTGAAGAACCTCATCCGCAATAGCGTCCGATTGATCAAACAGGGTAGTTACGATTGCTTCTTCAAGATTAGCCATTGTAGTTATCCCTTTAGTTTAAGGGACAACCGTCTTGGCTATTCTCCAGAAAGGCGACGCCGCAGGTTGTCCCGAATATCTTTCGTTACGATCCTGGGAGTTCCGCTACCAGCAGAGCCAGATATAGATTTAGAAGCTGCTTTCGCCTTCTGTGTGGCTACTTGCTGCTGCTGTATTACCGGCGTTGTCTGTAGTTTTTGAGCTATAGACGCAAACGTCGGGTTACCGTTTACAACGTAATTATAGGCGGTTTCTAGGATCTCGTCTGTCGAGCTATACCGGCCTGTCGTTGCTAAAGCCTGTACCACGGGGGCCATCTCAGCTTCTAACTGCGCTGCTGTTTCTGGGTCACGGAACAAAGGCTTACGGCTTGTAAACGATTCTACCGCACGTTGATTCATGTACTCAACTGCCTTTTTTTCCTGTTCTTGCTGTATGGCCTTAAAACGCTCCTCAGCGATTTTTTCGGCGTCGGCTTTAGTCAGGTACTCGGTTGGCTGTTGATACTGCTGTGCTTGATTTACGAGGTCTGCTGGAGATAGTCCGTAAGCCTCAAGCCACTCCATAGCTGTTTGCACCGGATTAGCTTGCATTGCTTTGTCCCAGGCAATAGAGCGTCGAGTTACGTCAGCAACGCTAATTCCGTCCTTGGCATAATCTTCCTCGTATTGTTTGATTACGTCGTAAATGCGGGAATTTTGATCACGAAGCTGATTAACCTCCTGCATCTTTTTGTCATACTGCGTACGGGTTTCGTATGCTCTACGATTAAGATAGGTCTGTAATATATGAGAGTTAGCAGGGGTTGGATTAAGAAATGCCTCCTTTTCAGCGGCGTTCATGTCAGCCGGAGGAGCCAATGGAATCCGTTCAGCCACTTGTGGCGTTGCCTCTTGAACTACGGGGCTTTCTGTGGGGCTTTCGTTTGTGGATTCCTCTACAGTTTCTTCTTCTTTTTGGTTCTTAAATTGTTTAGCTAAACTTTGACGTATTGAAAGTTCTGCTGGTTCCTTGTCTACAACAACTTCAGTTGATTGTACGTCGGGTGTGTTATCTTCCATTTCTATACCTATCAATCATAGTCTCTTTAAGTTTGCTTACGAGTTCTCGCTCCCGTGAGCCGTTTTCACGGTCGCTCTGGTAGCCTCTGTCGTAAGCGTCTCCAACCTCTACAGCGCCAGCAGCTCTGTATGCTGCTCGCAGTTTGCTTTTACTTGTATATATTTCTTTTGGGTTTAGTGGGTTTCTAGTAGGCTCCATATCATCTTGAATGAATAAGTCACGAGCGTTTGATTCTACTCGTTTTTGTACCTTTTCTATAGGTACTACTCTTTGCTGTACATGACAGTATTGAAATAGCCTATATTTACTCATTTAATCATCCATCAGCATAAACAATAATAATAATCTTGTTCGCTTTGCTTTTTCCTCGGCAACTAAATTATGTCCTTTTAGAAGTTTTTCTGCCACTTTTTTAGCAGCTAAAGCCTCTTTTTGTCGACCGGCTAAAATTTGAGCCGCTAAAAACTCTTCTAGTAGCTCCTCCTCAGTTTTTTGTTTTTTAGAGCGTTTTAGGCCTTTGTCTAAAATATCTG